CAACCACTCTCCGGGCAAAAGGCACTCGTAATGTTTCCAAGATATTTGGGATGACTAACAGGTCAGTAGTTCTACGCCGTGAGGCTTGCGCCCCAGCCGGTATCGCTTGGGAGAGCCCAGCGCTCCAAATGGAGTTGAACGCTCACGCCAGCGCTCTGGCTGATTATCTCCACGATGTTCTCCCCGAGGTATGGGAGCACGATTATCAGACCGTAGACGCAGTTCTACCGGAATGGCGCATGACTGAGGATTCTCTCTGGACATCAGGCGTCATAAACCAGTCGAGTAGTTTGCCTTATCACCGTGACGGCTCCAACTTTGACACTTGGTCTGCTATGCCGGTAATCCGCAGGGGAATGGACGGCGGGCACTTACATATTCCCGAATACGATATGACTATCAACTGCCGGGATGGTTGGCAGTTATCGTTCAATGGATTCCGGTACGTTCACGGTGTCACACCCATGAAGCCGAGGACCAAAGATGGCTACCGTTATTCCATCGTGTTCTACGCGAAAAAAGGTATGAAGGATTGTCACACCTACGCTCTTGAAATGGGGCAAGCCAAAGCTCGCAGGTCAGCCAGAGAGCACGTTATGGCTGAAAAGGTAAAATTGAAATAGGAGACAAACTTGGACAGCTGGACCTACAACCAATATTCGAGCATCGTTGAGAAGCACTTACACAGGATTTGCGACTTCACGGATGCCCCAGATAGACAGACTTTCACGATACTTAGGCACGACATAGAGTTCAGCACTGAGTCTGCTTTATCCCTTGCGTATTTTGATTCCGAAATTGGGGCAGAATCTTCATTTTTCTTCCAGGTGGCGTCAGAATCCTACAACCTGGCTTCAATCAAAAACCTGAAAAACTTTCAGCACATAGTTGACCTTGGGGCGCACGTTGGAGCCCACGTTCTCATCCCTGATATGTCCGAGCAGTCCGAAGATTACATGACGGAGCAAATCTCTCGGCAAACCTACCTTATGGAGCAGATGACCGAGACCAAGATTGACCGATTCAGCATTCATAGACCAACGCGACATTTCTTGAATATTCGCAGAGACCACTTCCCGTCTCAAGATGGTGAAAGTTTGATAAACGCATACGGTCCCTCATTTTTTGACTTGACGGAAGATTACTCAAGCGCTGAAATTAGGTATATCGCAGACTCTCGCCACCGTTGGGATTACGGGCACCCGCTAGACGTATTTTCGGCAGACAAGGTACAGCTACTGCTCCACCCAGAGGAATGGAGCGAGACCGGGCTGAGCCGCAGGCAAACTATTGCCGCGTTGAGCGCAGAGAAGGCACGGCTCGTAGTCGAGGACATTCTTGAACAGCAAACGGTGGAGGGATAAATGGATTATCAAGTAGCTATTCACACTTATGGGCGGCAGGAGCTGATAGCGGACAGGACACTTGCGACCCTTGAGGCTTTGAAGGTTGACCGCGACCAGATTACGGTATTCGTTCCCAACAGCGAGCAACTATCTGATTACAAGGCAGAGCTTGGAGACGGATGGAGACTTGTCGTATCTGCGCCCGGGCAGTTTAGGTGCCGCCAGTTCTACCACAACTGGTTCGCAGAAAAGTACGGGGAAAATCAAAAACTGATTCAGTTTGACGATGATATTGCCGCGTTCTCGTATCTTGTCCCTGACGAAAGCAAGGTCAATGGATTTGCTCTCGCAAAATTTGACGGCACTCTCGACTCATTAGCCAAGATAGGTTACGGGGTTGCTGAATCTGTCGGTACAAGACTTTGGGGCATGAGTTTTCGCAATAATGAGTTCTATATGGCGAACACAGTCACCGTGGGGAACCTGCTTGTTATGGGGCGGTTCCAGGGTGCTTATGCGGGAGACTCAATCTACGTTGGAAGCGACAGGACATATCTTGAGTCCCAGGAAGAAGATGCGGAAACCAGCTTGAGGGCATTCGTCAAATATGGGAAAGTAGTGCGCCTCAATTTCATCAGCCCGGTAGAAAAGATTGGGCGCAGGAGTCCAGGGGGAATCCGTGGCGAGCAGATAGGCAAGGGCTTGGCTGAAGATATCAAACAGGCTTGGTCTATACGAGAGATGACTAATCGTGCCGCATTTGAAACAATCCAAGGCAATTTTCCAGGGTTAGTCAAAATTGTGGAAAATGGGGATAGCAAGTTTACGGGAATAACCAGGCGTAGCTTCAAATACAAAAATATGGGAAACATTACAATACCTAGGGAGGTGGTTGAAGCTCAGTTTGGACCGCTTGTGGAGCCGGTTCCGACCCAAAGCTGAAATTATGGATTATCAAATTGCTATCGCCAGCTATGGTCGCCAGGACACCATCCAGCGCGCAACTCTGCGGACCCTCCAGTTATTGTCAGTTGACCCTGAGCTAATCACAATTTTCGTTCCCAACGATGAGCATTTGAGAGAATACCAACGAGTGCTTGGGAACAAGTACCGTGTTGTCGTATCTGCGCCTGGGCTAGTTCAAAGCCAGTTGTTCTTCCACGCTTGGTATTCGGAAAAGTACGGGCGAGGAACAAGGCTCATCAGAATGGATGACGATATCTGGGGGCTTAGATTATTGTCAACGCAGGGAAACACGCGCAAAAAACTTGAGTTATACGATGGGGAGTTCGACAGCATAGCGAATACAGGATTTCGTCTCAGTGAGTCTGTCGGCGCAAGACTTTGGGGAGGCACCCTTGAGGCTAGACCCCAATACTTGTCCCAAACTGCGACAATAGGCAACGTGCTCATAGCAGGAGGACTACAAGGCTGCTATTCAAGTGACCCGATGTTCTTGTCCGACAGCCGACCCAACCTGGAATCATTTGACGAAGATGCGGAAACAAGTATTCAATCTTTTCTGACTTACGGGGCGAACGTCAGGCTAGAATACCTCTCGCTCTGGACTAAGCCAGCGACAACCGGCGGAATGAGCGCTGACATGGTGGATAGGCTCGGCGCAAAAGATGAGAATGAAGCAATCAGGGCAAGGGAAACGGTCCACCTAGCCGCATTCTCTTCATTAGCACAGAGGTATCCCGGCATAGTAGCGTTAGGTGTTGACCCGGACAGGGGAACTATGGAGCTGAACTACTCCGATAGCAATAATGTGGAAATCCCTAGGGGAGTAGTCGAGACTCAGTTCGGCAACTGGAAGGGATAGCCGTGGGATATCAGGTAGCTATCCCTAGCTACAGCCGACCCAATTTCATTGTAAACGCTACGCTCGCCACGCTCGCTAAGTATGGAGCAAGCTCCAAACTGATTACGGTGTTCGTTGCTAACGACCAGGAGTACCGGGATTACCGCAGGGAGATGCCGCCGGGTATAGATTTGGTCGTAGCGGAATTAGGTTTGCTGAAATGTAGGCGATGGTATAGCTCGCAATATTACGACAAGGGTACTCCGCTGGTAAACCTGGATGACGACATCACCGGGATAGTTCAGAAGAATGGCGTGGGGCTTTTGCCTTACGATGGGAGCTTTGACGAAATTGCGGAAACTGGTTTCAGGTTTGCCGAAAAGTATGGCTCCAAACTTTGGGCGGTGAACCCGGTCACTAATGGGTTCTATATGCGGGATGAGGTAACGGTAGGCTTGCGTTTCGCTTGCGGCTTGTTCTTCGGCAACTATGCGGGTAATGTCGCTACAGTAGGTAAGGATAGACCATCGCTATACAGCTCTGGCGAGGATTGGGAAACTACCATACGCTCATTCCTGATGGAAGGTCCGATAGTCAGACTTGAATGGCTGGCTGGGGTTCAGAAGAAATGGTCTACTGGCGGGATGATGACGGAATTAGCTCACCGCGAGTCAGACAACGCAAAGCGTCTGGCAGAAATTGTCGCAAGATACCCTGACTTGGCTGCAATCAAAATCAAAGCTGGGGGAGTGCCTAGTCTTAGGCTGAAAAGCATTACTTACGCTAGGGAGCCAAAACCTTGACTAAGGGTAGACCGCCCAAGCCGGTAGAGCTGAAGCGCAAGACGGGTAATCCTGGTAAGCGTAAGTTGCCGGACCCGATGGCGGTGGAGTTGCTGCCGCAGGCTGAGGGGATTCCTGAGCCACCGCGCCCACTGTTGAAACCTGGTCGCAGATTATGGGATGAGGTTTGGAGGTCCGGTATCCAATGGATATCGCCTACGACTGATATGGAAATCTTGCTTATGACTTGCGAGCTAGTAGATGAGCGCTGGAACTTGCGAATCAAGGTTATGAACTCTGACGATATGGGGATGGCTCGGCGTCTGGATTCTGTATCGAACCAAATTGTTCGTAATTTGTCTCTCCTTGGGTTCACGCCTAGCGACAGGACCCGGTTGGGTGTCGCTGAGGTCAAGAAGGCATCCAAGATTGAGGAAATCATCAGGAAACGCAATGAGCTTCACAAGTCATAGCCCCAAATGGCTGACCCCGGTCCCCGAGGAACATATTGCTAACGGTGAGGGTGACATAGCCATTGAGTTCGCCCAACAATATGGGATTATCACCAAAGATTCAGTTGCGGGTAAGTCCGGTAGCCCACTCATTCTGCGGGACTGGCAACAAGACCTCATCCGTCACATATTCGCCCACGATGACACAGACCAGCTCCGGCACAGAATCAACCTAGTCGGGATGCCCCGGAAGAACGGCAAATCAGCCTTAGGTTCGGTTCTAGCGCTGTATTCACTTATCGCCGGACCCGAAGGCGGTGAGGTGTATTCCGTAGCGGCAGAGACGGGACAGGCTCGCATCGTGTTCAAGGATGCGGCTCGCATAGTGGGTGAGTCTGAGGAACTATCCAAGATGATGAAGGTTTACCGTAACTCCATCTACTGTGAAGCGAACAATAGTGCCTACAACGTGCTCTCGGCTGAGGCTTACTCCAAAGAAGGACTCAACCCTACGTTCGTAATGTTTGACGAGCTTCACGCTCAACCAAATCGTGACCTATTTGACGTTATGTCTCTGGCGCAGGGTTCCCGTGGCGGTATGGCAACTATGCTCGCGATTACGACTGCCGGTGTCAAGACTGACAGTACCGGGCGGGACTCAATCGCATATGACTTGTACCAATACGGTCAGAAGATATCCCGTGGCGAGGTGGATGACCCTACATTCTTTATGGCTTGGTGGGAGGATGAAGGGGACCATCGGGATGAGGAAACTTGGAGGCGGGCAAACCCAGGCTACGCTGACCTGAACGCTCCCAGTGACTTTCATTCTGCAGTCCGCCGGACCCCTGAAGCTGAGTTCCGCACGAAACGCTGTAACCAGTGGGTGTCTAGCCAGTTAGCTTGGCTTCCAAACGGCGCATGGGACCAGCGGGAAGAATCGTTTGAGGTCAAGCCTGACGACCAAATCATTCTCGGATTCGATGGTTCGTTCAACGGTGACGCCACCGTAATCGTGGGGTGTGTTATCCCAGAGGATGAGGATGACCCGGTAAGAGTATTTATGGTCAAGTCTTGGGAAAAAGACCTGGAGATTCACGATGAGGATTGGCGGGTGGACGTCAGGGAGGTAGAGCAGACCATTATTGACTTTTGTAAGGACCATCCCAACGTCAGAGAGATTGCTTGTGACCCTTACCGGTGGACTCGCACAATGCAGGTCCTGGAGGACTACGGTTTACCGATT